GTGAACACCAATCATGGCGGGGATTTTGTCTAAATGCCTTCTTGTCTTCGTCGTATTCCCGCTGATATTGGCGCAGCGCCTCTAGCCCTTCTTCGCAGCTTGGGTCGAAATAGCACCTTGGCAACACCATCCTGACCGCTTGGATGCCGTCTTGAATGCCAATCTCAGGCACGATTGCCAGCTTGCTCATACCGCCAAGGTGCGCCGCAAGCTGTTCCACAATGGATTTGCCGCCCGATGCCAGCGTTTTAGCCCGTGCGTCATGCGGCAGGTAGTGCTTGGTGTACCGGTAGCCCTTATCAATCACCACTTGAGCTATGTCCTCAATGCTTGCGCCTGATACGGCGTAATAATCCATGACCCTAATCTCGCCTCGGATCACTTGGTAGAACCAAATGGCGGTATCGTCTCTATAGCCTAAGTCCCATGCGGTATAGACCGGCGCATCAGGGTCAAACGGCAATTCTCGGATGCGGCCTTCGTCTTGCGCTTGGCGCATCTCCTGCCCATAGTAGGCGCCCATGATTGCAGCGTCAAAGCTGCATTCGTATTCTTGATCGTACTGGTCTTGGCTTAACTGCGCCCGTGCCGCCGCCAGTTCGGAGTCCGGCAGGATTTTGCTTACAGTTGCTGGTAACCGCAGCAAAAACCAATCCGGTGTGCTTTGGCTGACCTTGTAGATGTCGTGAAACTGGTTTTTGCCCTTGGGTGTGCCGCCAAACACCGCCCAACCTAGCCGGTCGGACAGCGTAGGCCGAATCACATTGCCCCAAACGCTAGGCCGGAAGTCGCCGTATTCGTCAAGATAGACCCCGTTGAAACCCATTCCGCGCATGGCATCGGCGTTGTCGCCGCCAAACAGCATGATCTTTGCGCCATTGATCAGTTCCACCATCAAGTCGGATTCATTGCTTGTGCTGGTGATTGCCGCGCTGTAATGCTTGAGATAATCCCATGCCACCCGCTTGGCCTGGCTGCGGAACGGGGCAATGTAAGCATATTGGGCGCCTCGGTGTCCCTCTGTGATTGCCCGCTTAATCACATCATTGATTGCCGCCACAGTCTTACCGGCCCTTCGGTGGGCGACCAAACATGACCAGCGGGTCGTGCGGTTGTGGAACGGCATGAATGCGTCCCGAGGGCTGTAGGGCAGGATTATTTCCCGCTTGCCCATGTCACCACCATTTCCACCGGCCCTTGGTCTGCGCCTGTGACCTCAGTCCTTGCCAGCTTGGGCACATGGTATTCCACCACCGATTGGAACAGTTCAAACGCTTTTGCCGGATTAGGCTTGATGTCCTGGTCAGGATCGCCGTATGCGACCGTATCAAGCCATTCGGTCAGTCTATGGGCATTACCATCAACGAACATCGCAATGGCCTCACGCGCCTGTTGCGTGGCCTTGTTGGGCGTTCCACCCGTGCGACCACCTGTTTTCTTTCTAGTCTTGCCTACTTTAGATTCTAAAGTCATATAGAACCCATTCTTTATTTCTTTTTAGGCGGCGGTGTTTTGGCTTGGTCAGCCTTGTTGTATTCCTTTGCCACTTTAACAGGAATACCAGCCATTTTTGCAAATTTAGGGTTGTGCGCGGCTGCTGCCATAAATTTGGCTTGTTTGTCGCTAGTGCTCGGCATATGCGTCCTTCATCTTGATAAGGCCATTGAGTAAGCGGCTCTTGGTGTTGAACCATTGCTTACTGTAATCACAATCAGCGTAATGGTCAAATTCGGGAATTCCTAGCGTGTAATGCGCGATTTTTGTTCGCAAATGGTCGTGTTCGCCCACTAGCACGTTCCATTCCCTTGGAAGGTCGCCAATCAATGAGTCTGGCAACCAGTTAAATCGATGCAGTTCCTCGCCGCTAGAATCATCTACAAATTCAGGTGTCAACACCCTGTTACGGCTATGTTCGCAGTTCCATAGGATCAGGCTTGACCAGTTTTTTCTTGGATAGTCGCGGTTGGCGGCTTCCATTGGTGTGCCAATGTACTTCTTAGGGTGCTTAGTTTCGTATTCATGTTTGACCACCTGGACGGCATAGCGCGGGTCAAACAGGCTTTCTAGGTCACCAATGTCTGCCAGCATCAACATATCGGAGCCGTCCACAAAAATGGCATGGCCTCGGTATCCGCATAGAAATGGGACTAAAAACCGCTGGTAAATAAATGCGTTTGTGCCGTCTCGTTGCTTGCCGTAGACCGGCGTAATGCTGACCAAACCCTTGGTGCGCTCTATGACCGATTGGCAAAATACATGGTAGCCCACGGCTTCCCGAGGGTCGTACCCTGCAAATATGCGGATCATTTAAGGGTTAGCTTGTAAATTGTGGTGTCCACCAGCGCGGAAATCTCATCCACAATGTTCTGAAGTTGGGTTTCTTCCGGCAGGGCCACGCGATTTTTGTCAATGTAAGCCTTTATGCTTGCCATGTACTTCTGCGGGTCTTTAGCGTTGTGAAAGTTTTCGGGGTAATCCTTGATCTTTTCGTAGCAGCCGCTGTACGCCTCGGCAAACTGGTCGGTAAGGTCAATGATTTCGGTGTAATACGCGCCCAATGCCATGTGTACCGCAAAGCTGTCGGTCGCCAAATGCATGAAATGGGTGACCGTGCCGCTATGCAGCATGGTAGAAATGAAATCCGCAACGTTCTTTTTCATAGCGCCACCTCTAAAACCCCATTGTAAGGCAATGGTACGTCTTTAGGCCATTGTCCGGCGCTTGTCAATGCGTTTACCGTTCTTTGGTGCGCTAAGTTCCAAAGCCGCTGGCGCTCATTCTTGTCCAAATTTGCGCCTTGGTCAATTTCAAAATGGCAATGTAAGCACAGCGCAGCCACCAAATTATCGTCTGCCTTGATGCCCCGACCCTTGCCGCCGCCCCAATTTGTGTGTGCGGCCTGCACCATTTGGCCTGATCCGCAGGATTGGCAATCAAGGCTTGCCACTAATTTCAGCAGTTTTTTGCTTCTGACGTATGCGTGTTTTTGTAGCAATTACAGTCTCCAAAGTTGTGAATCGGTGCATATTGGCGCACTCTATCCGGCGGCGGCGGGCGTTGCCAGCTTCCAATCGCGTCTCTTTCACGATTGTCCATGTTCCGCACTCAGGGCACTTAATCATCTTTTAAGCAAAAATGCCCAAAATCCTCCACCAAATATTTTGGCGGCAAACTGTAAGGCAATGATTTCCGGCATCAAAACGCCAAAAGCAATGGTCGGGAACGCCACAGAGTCAACCGCCGCGCCCGCAACATTGGACACATTGGCCCGCTTAAACCATGAGCCGGTAACCTTAGAGAAAACCGCCCAATCAGCAACTGCTGCCAACGTAAAAGATGCAGCAGATGCCACGGCAATCATGCCAGCATCTTGATTTAAAGCGTAAGTTAAGCCGCCGCTGACTGCAATCAAAATCGCCATTTGCCATGCCTTAATCTGCATCTGCAACCAATCCCGCAATGCTAGGTCAAGCCCAATAAACAAAAACGCATTGATGGGACTAACCCAAACGCCAAAGGTGGCAATGGATAGGTTTGCCAATGTCATGGCAATGGCGTAAACAATAATGGCAGCAATCAGCATAAAACTTCCTGTAGTGGTTGAACATTCCACTTTGTCGGTGGATTGGTTGAATCAATGCGCTTTGCCATGCAACCGGCGCACTCTAAATGCTTTGCGTGATTCAGCGCAACATTGGTTGAATCGGCACTTGCCAAAGGCCACGGCCCGCTTGATTGCCCAAGCATACGCATTCCATGCACCCAAGGGATTTGTCTGCCGTAAGTGTTTACCAAAGCGTTAAATGCCTCATCCATACGGTGACACCATTTTGATGTGCCAATCTGCCAAAATTCACCGGCTAACCCAAAGCATACCCGTCCCCATGCATCGCACAATTCAATTAGGTAAGAAATTGGCAAACCAAGATGCCACACCGGAATGCCCATATCTTTACGAAAAGGCCAAGATTTAACCATTTCTCGCTGTTCATCTATCGACCCATCAATCACATCAGGCACAACCGCCCAATGTGGATGTGCCAGCAAAGGCTCAACCCAAGCATAAAACCCATCACGGTCAAAAGGCAATCCCCTTGTTTTTGCGCTAAATGCTCCGTTGTCCAACATGAGTGATTGCCCAATTCGCAAACAGCGTTTTAAGTCATCAGGACGGGCATAAGAAACGCAAAAGTGTTTGCCGCCCATTGTCTCAATTGCTCTCATTGGAGAAATGGGTGTGCCGTGATAATGAATCATTCTTCGTCTACAAAAGCGCGGAATTTCACGCCCTGTTGTGTGCCAAAAGCTGTGGATAACTCTATCAGTTCGGTCATTTCCGGCACAGTCATCTTGCTGGTACGCGCACCAATTACAACAAAGCCGCCTTCAATGCCAGGCACAACCTTTTGTTTTTTCAGCGCGGCGGTCAAAACATCTTTCCATTCGTCTTTTGTCAGCTTAACACCGTACCACGTTACTTGTTGGGCAATGTCTTCAAGGTTTGCCCACATCATGCGGTTTTGGTTAAGGCTTCTCATCTACGCACCTGATCATGTCTAAAGCCGCCTGTGGGCTGTCAACCCTGCATAACGTACCACCAGGCCAATATTGAAAAAAATCGGCTTGTAGCCCCGTTAAACGCTTTTTAGAGGTGGTCTTGACTTCCATCAAGAAAGTGTGCCCTTTGTATCCGACCAGTAGGTCAACCGGCAAGCCAATAATCCACACATAAGCGCCAGCCGCCCGCAGCGCAGCGACTATTGCCTGTTGGTTTGCGTCAACCCTGGCTGCGTGTCGCATTCATTTCCCCAAGTACATGGGCCTTTATGCCCGCAAACAAATCATCTTCATCCATCCTCTGCACTTCGCGCCAGGCCCATTCTTTCCAAGCTGGCAAACGGCATAGGCGCACCATGTCAGCAAAGACGCGCTCACGGATTGCTTCGGGGTCATAAGTCATGCGGCCTTCCGTTTTGCCAAAGCCAACAATTGTGCAAGGTTTGGCGCAGCTTCCGGCTTGCCCCGCACTTTTGCTTTGTAAACGTGCCATTGTTCCATTCCTTCATCCCACGGGCCAATCCCTCTTTCAATGCCTTCGGCTTCAATAGCGGCGCGGCTGTCAGGGTCATATTGCGGTTTATCGGGCGCAGTCTTGGCAACCCACTCGGCTTTAAATCCAACCCATCCCCTGGTACAACATTCCTTCAATGCGCTTTCCATTGACCAACCGGCCTTCGCTGCCTCCCGTTGTATGCCATCAAGGGCGGCGTTGGTGATCGGCGCTTTTTTGACTTTTCTTAAGGTTTTGAAATCTTGCCAAACAGAATCCGTCACGCCGTCAGGCGGGGCGACTGTATTCTTTGGTTCTTGGTTCTTGGTTATTGGTTTATGGTTATTGGTTGCTATTGGGGTAGCATTAGGGGGGGCAATGGGGGGGGCATCGGGTGGGGATAGCCACCGTTTAGCCGCCCCACGTTTTCCAGCGTCAACCATCTCGCGGTATTTGGCAATTTCCTCATCAGCGCGCGCACTTACAAAGCCTTTGTCGGTGCTGACAAAAAACTCATTCAACACACTCAAAACTTCTTGCTCATGGTCGCGCATTCCAATCTGACGGGCAATGTCCCGCTGTTTTATGGGCGCTTCGTGTAGGTAGTAATGGTCTAAAAGCCGCCTGTAGGCAATGTCTTCTAACACCGTCAAATGGTGGGTGTGGCTTTTATAGTCCCCAATGTGGAACTGGTAGTAGTGCATTTTTAACCTTACGTTCTCGGTTTGCGTTATCTAAAAGAACATCGGCAGGGCGGTAACGAATCGCCTTTTCCCCCGCTAAAGGTAGCCGTGCCCAAATCCTAAATCAAAACCATTCAGGCCGCAAGTCTTTAAGCTGCCACATCCGCGCCTTGGGCACAACCGTCCATTGACTGATGGCTGCCAGGCTGATGCCCAACAACTTAGCCAGCGCCTTGCGTGAACCTGCTTTGTCAATAAGTTCCTGTTTGGTCATCCTGCGATTGTAAGCTAACTTATAGGCATCAAACATAGGGTTTGCCCTAACGCATTTCGCAATGTAAGTTTGCTTAATGTGTGTAAGCTAGCTTATACTGCACCCAACCCGCACACATTGCAGCGGTCTTTTAAGGAAAATTATTATGCCATTTACTACAGAGCGCAAAACCATTGGAACCGATAACGGAACAGGCGACATTTTTTTTGCCGATGTTGAATACCATGATGGCAATACTGGTCGCATTGTTGTTTACAGCCGCAATCTTCAAATGGCTTCCACAATGTTGCGTGTGTACGCTGGCATTTGGAATTTTACCGTCATCAACCTTGCTTAATTAAAAAAACGCAAATTTGTCAAAGGATCAACATGACTAAAAAAACTTGGGACAGCATCATCACAGCGGCAGCCATTGCCATCATCAGCTACACCATTGGTTACTTTGTTGGAGGCGGCGTATGAACACCACCAAATACACCTATGAGGGCGCAGAGTTTGAAATTGCTTATGACGTAATTCGTTGTGATGACCCAAGAAAAGAATGGATTTGCATTTGGTCAATTATGCATAACGGCGTTCAATTTTTTGACATCTTGAGCAAAGACTTGATCAAATACTTGGAAGAACAACTCGACAAAACATTGTTGGGGGACTAAATGGCTATTTACACATACATGGAAATTGAATGGGATTTAAAAGACAACGGTGAATATGCCAAATTGTTGGTCGGTTACGAATACGACATGAAAGATGACAGCTTGACCGTTTTTTCTGTCATGCAGGACGGGTTGGAATGGGTGGACTACCTTAACACCGCAACCCGCCAGTACCTGTGCAAATACATCAACGAAAGGATTGAAAAATGAACGCAATGGAAATCATCAAAGACTGTGAAAACCGTGCCCAGGCCTACAGCGCCAACACCGCTGACCGGCTGGCCTACGAAGTCGGATGTCTGCGGGCGCAAGTGCGGCATCTTTCCCATCAATTGGAATACGCTGTGGAAGAAATCGGCAACATTGAAAAAATGCTGATGGGAGAACGCGCATGAAATACTTGCTATGCCTGGCGTTGGTAGGTTGCGCCAGCGAACCAGCCATGACCGAACAGCAATTGGTCATGGATAAACAAATTCAGTCAATGGGACGGTCTGAAGTCATTGACGCAATCAAGCAATGTGAAAAGTCTGGCTTGCGGGCAATCACAATGTTTGGCAAACGAAAGATCAATGGCTACACCGCTGAAACCATTGTTGATATAACTTGCGGCCCGAGGTACTACTAATGAAAACAGACGCTACTTTTGACAGACCCCGTGAAGATCACGAATGCCCAATTTGTGGCAATGATTGCGGTGAATTAACGCGCCACGCCTTTGACGATGTGAATGTGCTGTGGTATTTCTCTTGTGAAAAATGTGGTGAAGACTTTGGAGGTGACCTATGAAAAATATTGCATCAGCTTTGGTACGCGCCCAGCGCGGTTTTGCACCGGCGTTAAAAACGTCTACAAACCCGCATTTTCGGTCTAAGTACGTAGACCTTGCCGGTTGCATTGAGGCCGTTGTGGATGCCTTAAATGGCGCAGGAATCGCATTGATTCAGCGTACATCTGAGGACAGCACCGGCGTTACCGTGGAAACGGTGTTTGTGCATGAATCAGGCGAAATGATGGAATGCGGCAAGCTGCACGTTCCTGCCAGCAAACAAGACGCGCAGGGCTATGGCTCGGCATTGACTTACGCCAGGCGCTACAGCCTTATGGCGGCGGCTGGAATTGCACCGGAAGATGATGACGGCAATGCGGCATCTAAAACACCGGCTCCAAAAGTGTCAGCGACCAAGACTGACCTTGTGCCGCCAAGCCGCATGGCAGTCGTTGCAGACGTTGCAGCAGCCATTGATGAGCGCATGAGCGCCAATGACCTAATCGGTGCGTTTGAAGAATATTCGGGCATCACCGATGTGGAAGAAAAGACTGCTTTGTGGGGAATGCTTGACAGCAAAACCCGCAGCAGCATTAAAAAACACGCTGAATCACTTAAAGGGTAATCATGTCAAAAATCAAAATGGAAGTCACTTGTATCGTTGGCAACTACACCAATGCCGATGGTCAACAGAAAAACCGTTACCAGCGCATTGGGTCAATTATCCAAACACAAAAAGGCGAAATGCTCAAACTGGATGTAATCCCGCTAAAAGAGGGCGGCTGGGACGGCTGGGCATTTTTGAATGAACCACGCCCACGCGAGGACAAGTACCAAGGTTTGCCAAAAGAGAATGATGATGACATTCCGT